AGGTATAAATTTTTATGAATAAAAAAAAGGGGAGCGTGAGAACTCCCCTATGTTAACTAATAATATTAAGTTACCATCCAGCGGTGTTACCAGATAGAGGTGCTACACCAGCTACAAGTTCAACACAAGCAGCAGGGTTCAAGTAGTCAGAGCCCATTGCTAGACGTCCGAGAATAACATCACCCTGGTAAACCACAGAGATGTCACCACTTGTTACCTGTACCTGAGGACCAATAGCTTCAACTACAGCTGCGCCTTCACGTTGGAAGATGAGTCCGCAAGAGTTAGCGAACTTCTCGTCAGCACCGTAGTCATTACGTGAACCATAATCAGTACCAGATACAGCATTATCGTCAGCCATATCTTCGCCAACGAATGTACCAAGGTTACCAGGTGAGGTTTCACCTACGTCACCTGCTCCAGCTGTTCCACCAAGTTGTGTACCAAACCTTCCGAAGAATGGAATGTTCATGGACTTGTAGATCTTAATGCCTGCAATTTCCATGATACCGCCACCAGACTGTAACGCAGTACCTTGTACGTCACGGTTGATTAGACCGTTAGTAGATACGTTCTGTATTAAAGTGTAGTATTGGCGAGGGTTAAGTACAGCTACACGGCCTTCACCACTAATACCTTTCTCATCTAAAGCAGCTGCTGCATCATAGAATGCATCAACTAACTTTTCAGAATCATAAGCGTTATTAGCTTGTGCTGTAGTACCAACACGGATCTGAGATCCACCTGGTTCTACGAAATTGGTAGCAGAAACTGGAGAAGCAGCACGAGCACCACGTACAATTGAACGGAAGATCTTACGGTCATAAGTTTGAGCTAGTGCATAGCCAATCTTACGAGAGATCTCTCCTCTCAATTCATAATGTGCAAGTGTTTCATCCAGCTCATATACGAATGCTGAGCTGATTAAGAGATCGTCAACTGTGACGGTCTTCTCTGCTACTGGAGGTGCATTGTCAGTGTTACCTAGAATTGCCTGACCAGGGATGTGGTACTCGGCTTTCGTGCGTCCTGTGTAGATGAACTGTAATGACTTACCGTTCTTCAAGGTACGCTTGGTAACTAAATCCCTCGCAATAGACTCATGCTGGAACCCTTTGAAGAGTTCACCAGAGAACAACTTAAGATAAAGGTCTCTGTTATTGGATGCGTTGCCAGTTGCATTAGCCCTACCTAGAAAGGTCGGGTTAGAATTGGCGTTTGCATTTTGCTGTGCCATTGTTATAGATAAAGTTTATATGTACGTTCTTCAGCTGAAAATTTTTTGATCATTTTTGTAGGTCTTTCCCTACCGTCTAGACGGCAAAGGGTATCCTGCGTACAGGGCCAGTGCCAATGAAACGGGAGTCCGACTCTGAGGTGCTCCCATTTCTATCAATCTTCCGATTGAATTTCTTCTTCTTCATCGACACCAGGTGGTTGTAAATCACTAGGGTTAGTGTCAACAGGTTCCTTGATGTCTGGACTTAGCCAGGTAACAGAAGCTGTTGCCTTGTTACTTTGCTGAGCCATTACTCAGATTCCTCTTCTTTTTTCTCCTCTTCAGGAGCTTCTCGTCTACGTGCTGGTCTTTGATCAGCCATTAATAATCCTCCTTAATACATTCGGGACAGGATCTACAGTGCTCATGTTCGTACATGTGTAGACCTTCTATTAGAATAAAGAACCCCAGGACCATAAAGACTACGGCCCATGGGGATTCTAAATATTTCATCAGAAGCTATACTTTGCTCCCAGCTTGGTACCCCAAGCATTGTCATCGTTGGTATCTGAATCAGCAGTGAGTACTGATAGCTCACCATAGAAGTCAAGCTTCTCGGTGGCAGCTATGTTTGCACCTACCTTACCAGAAAGTCTGGTATCTGAATCAGCACCATCAACAGCTACAGCTGCGGGACCACCTTGTACATAGTATCCAAGCTTATCAACAGTACCTTCGTAACCAACATGGAAGTCAGTTACAGCTGATTGATAATCAGATCCTGTATAAGATGCGTTGTTCTCTACGTTCACGTAGACTCCGGCGGAAGCCGGTAGAGCAACGAGTGTGGAAGCGAGTGCTAGTGCTAATGTTTTCATTAATAAAGTTTAAGTGTTCTTTGTATAAGGCACGCCGCGATACTTTAGTTGGATCTTTTTTTGCATGGATCTTCTCCTTAGTACCACACCCCCGTTCCATGATGTGGTTTCATGCGTTCCATAAAGGAATGAACGGACGCGGTTGCCTGTGGCTTCTACTGGGTTCGACTATCCGAGCCGCCTTGGTTCCCTAAAATACTCCAGGGAAAATTTGTCCGGTGAATATGTAGGCTCCGACTGCTGCATTGAATCCAATCATTGCGAGCCAGCCATTGACACGTTCAGCGTTTTGTAAATACTCTTGTGTTGTTGGAGGTTCGATTACCTCGATCTTTGGTTCGCGAGCATGTACGTTTGAGGTCATTAAATTAAAGATTGTAAGTTAATGGCCGAGGACGAAATTTCGGGTCGGCGCTAATTCAGTTAAAAGTTTAAATCAGAACGATCTAATTTCTCAATTACATCCTGTCTATAAGCAGGATCTTTATCATACCTAGGATCAGACATAGCTGCTACTAGTTCAGGCTGACTTCTGAATACATCTCCTGAAGTCCTTGCACCTTTACCAGTTAACATTCTACCTTCATACCCATTGGCTTCTTCGTATTGTGCTTTAAGTCCTGCCACTGCTAATTGAATCATTTGTACATTACCTGAACTGATCACATTATCAAAAGCTTCTGTTGCTTTTGCATCTAAATTTTGATCAGCCCATTTTACAATATTATCATATTGTTTTTCCCCGCCTACTGAATTTTTGATTCTATTAACATCACCTTCAGCTATATCTTGTGCGGGTGCACTTTGATCTTGTGGATTGTTCTTAACAATATTCATGTAAGCATCAACAAGATCTCGACTACTCATACTAGAGAACTTTTCGATTGTTTCTTCAGAAAGCTTACCATCGTTAGCATAATATTCATTAGAAGCTTCTGTTACTAAGGCAACTGCTGGGCTAGTTTCTTGAGGACTTTCTTCAGGTTCTTCCTGCAGCACTTCTTCGGATTCACTTTCAGCTTCAGCTTTACTGTCTTTGTCATTGGATCCTAATTTCTTTTCAAGTTCAATGTATGCTTTCTCTAATTCCTGAGCATTCTCATACTTACCAGCAAGTAATTGTTCTTGCTCATTAACTATTTCAGTACCAACCTTCAGAGAATCTTGCTCATCAGGTGTTAAATTATCTTCTCTGGATTCTGTATCAACACCAGAATCATATGTTAAAGTTTCTGCCATATTATACTAGGTGGGTTGTGCTTGTACTTCTGGGCCCGCATCAGCTGCTGCCGCCATGCCTTCTAAAGCATCAGGATTCTTACTAGGATCTAGCATAGGTGAACCTGCCATTTGTCCTGCTTGTTCAACAAGTGCTTGTTGTGCTGCTTGTTGCTGTGCCTGTTGTTGTTCTTGTTCTATCTGTTGATCAGTCTTAACAAGATTAAGGACATCAATACCTTGAGCTGCTGCTAACCTCTTGATAGCTTCAGAAGCATTAATGAATTGCATCAGTGCTTCAGGACCAAGTGTTTGAGCAATAGTACCTATGAATTGAGTAAGACTTTCTCTGTCTTGCCCTCTACCTAGAGCATTAACACCAGCCACAATCTGTGGTCTGACTATATCTTTAGGTAGTTTAGGGATTTCACCACTCCTATTTAATACAAGTAATGTTCTATTTAAATATGGTACTAAGAATTCAACAGTAAGTAGTGAGAATATACCACCAAGCTGTTGCTCTAGTTCCATCTGTGTTAGCCTAACTTCTTCTGCTGTAACACGTTCTGCATTTCTTACATTCATTAATAAGAATGCATCACTTAATCTGTGCTCTATTTGTTGAGCCATGTTAGCAGCTGTACCAAAGTCAGCTGTCTTACCTACTTGTATAACAGCTACATCTTCCGGCCTACCTTGTACGATAGCACCGTTACCAGCATTGGCTATGGTAGCTGGTTTAGTAGTTGATGATGGTGATACTAGGAAGATCACTTTAGCAGCTGCTGAAGCGCCTTCTACGAGTGCCTGAGAGAGTCCTTCAAGTGACTTAAGATCACCTACAAATTCCTCTACTCTACCTCTACCATAATCCTCACCGTCAACTGTATTGAATCGGAGAACTAACCATGGACTTGCAGATTTCGGTGCTGTGCTACGGCTACCAGGTATTATCATACCATTGACTTCCTGGTACCAAACCCAACGACCACTCTTACTGTCCAGTTTAACACAAGTGTATACTTCTACGTCGTCTCCATCTGAGCCTGACACACCTTCATCTACTACAGAATTAGGTTGTTTTTTAGGGAGCTCAAATCCTAAAACTTGTCTACTTATTAGTTCCTTTGTTACTATCTCTAGGATGTTACCGTTACCATCACGGTTAACAACGTACCTATTTAATGGGAAATGTTTGAGGCCATCCTTACCCATAAAGATTAGAGCATTACCACCTACAATAAGGTGCTTCAATGCTTGGTGAACTACTACTCTATCACTAGAAGCTGCGATGTAATCCATCACCATCCTCTCCATCTTAGAGAATGCTAAATCTAATTCACTTCTAACTTCAGGTGGGAACTCCTCACCAAGTTTATCATCCCTAACTTGTAGCTTAAAGAAAGTAGTTTGAGGTGGGAGTAACGCTAGCATTAATTTAGCAGCTAACGTTACTACACACTTCGCACCTACACTCTGCCAAGGAGTGAATACTTTCTTATGGTTAGGATGTGAACTATTATCTTCTGTGATTAAATAAGGTAACGTGAGATCTGAACAGTCAATAGCAGTCCTCAGGAACTGAGAGCGACCACTAGTTAATTGATTGTACCTCTCACGTGCGTTCATTGATTAACGCCTCCTGCTGGACCAGTCTGTCCGCCTGTTGATACTGATGGATCAAGTTTGATTCTCAATGATCCTGTACCTCTACCATATGTGTTCTGCTGCTTCTTAGTTTCAGCTCGTCTGACTTTAGGATTCACATCAGTTACAAGTGGCTCAGGTTCAGGTAAGGGAGCACGTGGTGGCTCTGGTGGTGGTGGTGGCGGAGCTAAAGGTGGTGGGGGCGGTGGTGATGGCGTTGGTGTGCTTATTCTAATACACATTTAGATTTCATCCTCCATAATGGATTTTATATAATCAATGACGCTGGCTTGGCCCGCACGATACATAATAGATTCGATAGGTTCTTTAGGATGAACTGGTTTCCAACCGAAGTGGGAATCAAGCCTGCTAATTAGTTCATCCAGTCTTTCATTGTGTAGCTTAAGCGTACTTAGGGAGATTGGTGTTTGCATGTTCAAAGAACGCTGGCATTCGAGCTCGCTGTGTCTCAGAAAATTCAGGTGCTTTTCCCTCATACATTAAGCGATCGCTCGCATCCAGCCAAAATTTTTTGTCTAAATATTTATCGGTAGTATTTATACCTAGAGGTTTAACAATCCAGTTAATGGTGGCTTTCCTAAGTTTATCCAAAGAATTAGAAGGACGTAGACCCAGCTCACGACATACAAGACTATTAGCTCCGACGTGGATTTGTTCGTCGCGCGAAATGTCAGCAGATATTGTACGCAAAGCAGCATCCCCATTAAACCTAAAGAAAGGGAGTAAAACAAAGAAGATGGCCCGCTCGGCGACCAGAGCTTTTGTAATGGTGTGGTCAGGGTGATTAATCCAAGCATCTCTTAATAGTTTACCTTCTTTTTCATCATTTTCATTTGTACCAAGGGCATCTGCATAGTATCCCAATGCAAGATCATGCCTTTCTTCGTCTTTAACATTATCCTCTAGTAATTTTCTAGCGTTTTCGGGAACAGTTTTTTCAAGACCTTCCGTAATAAAGGCACCGACTGGTAACTCCAGATGACGTGCAGCGAGCGCACGCCTAATAGTATCCTTTGCTTCATCTTTAATTACTCCGACGGTGGGTTTTACGGGGGACCATTTGCGTTTTCGGTCCAATAGAATCTCATATGGATGTTTTCTCATCATTCTTGACAATCACAGTTTACAGGTTCATTTAGAATGTCCTGTAAGTAACCATCGACTTCAGCTTGATCTAATGCTGCATACGCATCGGTCTTATCTTGAACGTCGCCCATTACTTGCAGGGAATAGTAAAGGGAGGTTTGGGGTGAAGCTAACCACTCTTCCACGAATTCACGATCGTAGGTTACCACATCACTCCAAGAGTTGAATGAGTATCCGTGAAGAAGTCCCGTATTATCATACATTTTCATCAGTTCGTCAGCAACATGTTTATATGCTTCCCAACCGACTTCACTAGCGATTTCTACACCGCCATAATCGTAGCTCTGTACACCAAAGGTACCAGAGTCTCTATCTACCTTCCGACTGATCGGAGGTGCTATCTCAGGTGTAGCTGTGAACCCATCTGTATCTTGACTTCTATAAGAACAAGACGCAGTAGGTGCAATAGCAAAAGCACGTACCATATTATGCTTTTCAGCTATACGAGCAGCATGGTGTATACCGTCCATTAAGTTGAACGCTAACTGGTAACCTATACCAGCCATATATTCACCAGTATTTACTGCCTCTAATGCTCTACCAAATTCATCATAAGGTACACGATATTTATGCAGTAAATTTGCTAAGCCGAGGACGCCGAGCCCAACCTGACGGTCGATATCAGCTGGCAAGTATTCTCCAGTTGCTCCAACACCTGTCCTACCATGGAGCTCGCACAATTGGGACATACCTTCAATGAAACCCTGCTTGATGGTGCCGAGCTCACAGGCTGCGAGATTGACATGTTGTAACAGGCATGTTCCGCGTGAGGGCAGGTAAACCTCAAGACAGACGTTGCCATAGATTCGTTTTCCTTGTTCGTCATGTTTTACTTTGTTGAGCCAAATGTCTCCAGATTTTATGCCGTAGAGTAGGGCATCTTTTACTTGATTATTACAGCTTTGCCACCATCCGGCTTCAATATCAACACATCTCTTGACCCATGGGAGTTCCTCTCTGGGAGTAGTAATAAACTCAAGGATGTCAGGATGACACAAGTCAAGATGAAGTACCACAGCACCATTCTTGTAGATTCCGCCTCTTCGTAATGTTTCATTGAGTGATGAGTAGATTTTGCCAAAGGATACTGGGCCAGAAGCCGTAAGACCCTTTCCGTTTTC